AGTCTTCTCATTTCCGATGAAGGCCCCTGAAGGAGCAAGACTGCGTGATGATCTAACAGCAATTGAGCACCTCGATGTCTGGATGATGTATCAGCGTCACTGGTGTGAGCATAAACCGTCTGTAACCATCTCAGTCAAAGAAGATGAATGGATGGATGTCGGGGCTTGGGTGTTTAGAAACTTCGATGAAATCTCTGGTGTGTCTTTCCTGCCTTGGGCTGGTGGTACATACCGACAGGCTCCTTATGAGGAATGCACTAAAGAGCAGTATGAAGAGATGCTCTCTAAGATGCCTAAAGAGATCAAGTGGGACGACTTAGTCGAGGTAGATGACAATGTCGAAGGCGCACAAACATTGGCCTGCGTTGCCGGTCACTGCGAGATCTGATATGTCAATACTCCTACACATCATCGGTGGCTGTATGGTTGGGTTTGAATATGTGGATGACTTTGAAGATGAGCACTGTGTCGTCATCGACCTGTTCATCCTCAGGATAATGGTTTTTTGGTAGTCTAGGGTGTAGCACTTAACGGGCCTCTTACGAGGCTCTTTTTTTATCCTAGATACATTGCTTTTTCGTGCTTACGGCGTTTGACAAGGCCAGGGAGTTCTTTGCCCCCTGCCTTGGTCCAAGCCATGAAAGCCTCCGCAGCGCCTTCAAAGTCGCCACGGTTATGCTTCATTCTTATTGTACTTCTTTGGAGGTTGCCGAGGCCAACGTTGAAGCTAAAGCTGACCAATGCGTCAAAGCGGCCTTGGGTAAGTCCTTGAGGGCATAGTCTAAGCACGCCTCGTTCAAAGATAGCCAAGTCTGCTGCCAAGATTCCATCGACTTCTGCCATTGTGAGAGTTCGATCCCACCCATCAGGGATTGCAAGTCCTTTACGTTCATCTAGTTTCACCTTTATATGATTAGGGTCAATAACATGACCAACACCAACAGTCCACAGTAAAGCAGGACAGCGATAGGGACGAAATCGTATTCCTTCATCCTTCTTGATGCCCTCTATACACTCTTTTGATACATTCACTTCTTACCCCACTGCCTACTGCCGAACCAAAATGCTATAATTCCGCTTAGCAGGGCCATCTCATCTTCGCTAAAAATGACATCCGTAGCAGCCACAAACTGCTCTACAGACATACTACCGAGGCCACCACGAAGTAAGAAGTAGGTTAGTGCCATGTTGATTAAGACCAACTCAAGCACAAAAATAAAGGTCACGGCTGGTCTTACGATGCCGTTTAAGTTAACTACCCATGATGACGCACGAGCCATAATGGCCTTGTCGTGGTCCAGAGCAGCTCCTTGGCGCTCTGCATCGGTCTGTAGGGCTATCTGGTCTGTCCTGATCTCTTCGACCTTTTGCTGGGCTATGTAGCCCCTCTCAGCCAGTGCCAGCTCACGCTCAGTCTGCATCTGGGCTAGTTTAAGTTCCTGTGCCTTATCTGCCTTGTCTTGGAAGAAACTTAAGACTTGTGGCAGTCCAGAGGCTAAAAAGCCGATAGCTGAGGATATTAGGGATAGCATAGGGTTCCTTAAGGTTTATAGCCCATTACATAGGCAAAACTAACAATCAACAGTGCAGCACTAAAGCAGTACCATTTGAGCATTGCTAACTTGTGCAAGTCTCTGCCAAACTCATCAGTCAGGTTCTTGTTATCTTTTAGGATTCGCTCTTTTATGACCTCTATCTCAGCCCAAGCAGCAGGACCGTGCTTCTCAATGATGTCTCTTTTGAGTTCTTCTTCTATCTTCTTAATTTCGTAGACTCCACGCCATTCTTCAACGGCAGAAAAGACGGAGGTATCCTTTGGCCTGTTTAACTGCTTTCTACGGAATGCGGCCCTGGCCTGCACATCAGCCTTACCAAGGTCTTGGATGTCCTTAGTTACTGACTCCAGTTCCTTACCAACAGCCAAAGCCTCTTTGATGCCAGCGACCGCAGCCTTGGCAACTTGAGTGACTGGTTCGCTCATGTTACTGCCCCGCTTGTTCTCTGCGGCGCAGTTCTGCCTCTAAATCCTCAACAGAAAATACAGGTTGTTCCTGCCGTGGCTCTGCTGTTTGTGGAGAAGCAGGCCTAGCCGTCACAGCAGGCGCTAAAGAACCAGAAACCAAGGCATTGATAGCCTCTGTCGGCACTTTATCTAACTTTGGATTAGGCTTTGACAGTTCCCTAATTAGTTGCCTTCCGTTGGGATTAAACATCATGTAAGCCATCTTTTGCTCATCAGCAAACCCTACCATCAGTCTCCAAGAGTCCACCACAGTCTGCACACCATACTTAGCAATTGCTCCTTTTAGAGCACCGGCACCCTCAGCAGCAGTTCTTGCCGCTTGATTGAACTGTGCTGGATCTAGGTCCATAAATGATGACCTACGCTGGATTCGTTGAATTTGCTCTAATCCTGTCCTAAACAAGTTCTTTTCTTCCTTAGTCGGAAAGAGCCACTGTATATCTGCATCCTTCAATCCACCAAGTTGTTTCAATGCTGTTCCGACATCAAACTTAGGACTTCCAGCAGCGGCTGCATCTCCAATACGGGCAGGTTCTAATATCTGTCCCAAGCCTTGGCTTCTAAGAGATTCCCAGATGTCTGGACGAGCACTACGGAGCACAGCAGCAGCATCTGCTTTTTGTGTTGCTGGTAAGTTAACAAATTTAGATACAACATCTTCAGGTACCAAAGCATTGGCAGAAGGCTGGTCAAAGTATTTTACAAGTGGTTTAGACGCATAGTCATCCAAAACTTGTAGGTTTTCTCTAAATGCATCTCGAGCCTGCTTTAATGTCCCAGCACCACGAACACCAGACTCAGCCGCTTCATTTAAATCATCTCTAAACGCCCCTAAAACCTGTCTAGCAATGCCTTTTACAACCCCCGGAGAAGCGTCTGCAAATTCCGATACTTTTTTACCAGGAACGGAATATGTACCTTTATAAGCTGCATCACCCCAAGCGGATAAGTTTTGCTGTAATCTGTCTATACTAATATTGTTTGGCGATACCGTTGTTGTGGCTTCTGCAAAGGGAACACCACGTTCATCCACAATTCTACCGCCAGTTGTGGTAGTTGTTGTTAGTTCGCCTTTAATTCTACGCAAAGAACCAACTATTGCTTGCATACCAGGAACTTCTGGATTGTCATACTGAGCAATCAATCGATCAATGGTTTGTTGCACGTTGTTTGTCGGTATGATTGAAGAGGAACCTGCCTCTTCTTTTGCTTTATTAAAATTAGCAGTATTGGTTGCTTTAAACTTATTTTGTAATTGTGTTGCAAAGTTATCGTAGGCTTTATAAATACCTTGGGTAATCTGCTCTGCATTTAAATTAGGGTTTGCGCTGAACTTCTGTATATTCCCTAAAAACCCATCTACGGACTGAGCCTGTGCTACGTCAAAAGCTGACGCAACTGGTCCTGCCTGTGCAGACCGTCTAATCTTCTCTTCTTGAAGCAGAGCCAAAGGTGCGCCAGTACGTTGACCGGCGGTTTCAGTGATACCTGTTTCCGGTTGAGTTACAGGCCCTTCTATTCCTTTTGGAGCAGCACCAGCCCGTGCCCGTGCGGCAGCAACACCGCTAGGCGCTAGTAATCCTACCGCCATTTGAGCAGCCGGTGAAGACGGAAATAACTCTTTTGCTGCTATGTTTGAGATCAAACCACCAAGACCTCCTACTAAAGCGCCGCCTAACATACCTACTGGGCCTAATGCTGCGCCTGTAGTTGCTCCAAAACCAGCCCCTGGGGCGGCCCCTTCCCCTGCTCTAAAGAACCGCTCATAACCCGGAAAATCTGCTTCTGTTTTAATCCCTAATGCTTTTGCACCTTCTTCTATTCCAGAAGTTTTTCCAGCAACCTGTCTTGCTATATCTACAGGCAACACAGGAAGAGTAGTTACACCGTAGCCACCACGGGCAGCACCAGCTGCAAATGCTTGAGAAGCCTTAGATACACTAAAAGATTCTTGCTCTCTTTTTGCTAACTCTGCTTCAAGTTCTTGTAAAGATGCCATTTCTTACCCTTACTATTTTGGTTGACGGCGGCGAGCAATCTCAGCCCGAAGTTCTTCATTAGTCATTTGAGAGGGTGGCTTAGGACCACCACCTGGAGTAACAATATCAAGGTTAGGAGTAAACCCTTCAAAACTTCCTCTGTTTTTACGGTAATAATCCAAGGCCCTTGTTGACTCATTAAGTTGATCTTTGTTAGCCTTAATAAGTGCATTAAGGATTGCACGAAGACCTTCTGGCGAGTTAGAAATATTTGGTAAAGACTCTAAAGCAAATTTTACGTCAGCATTAGACGGGTTGTATCCAAATTGTTTAATAATGCTTTGTAATAAATTTCTGGTTTGAATATTAAATTGTTCTGTGTTAGAAACCACCTTTCTTGCTTCTGCTGTGCTAACACCAAAAGTATCAAGCGCCTTTAAGAAACCAGTACGGGCCTCTGCTGCGGTTCCTCCAATAATTCCTTGTGGAGAATCCAAAAGTTTTTGCATATTGTTTAGAACCGGTAATGCTTTTTGTGCTGATTTTTGAGATAATTTATAATCTTTAGCATCGTCTTTATCAATATCAAGAATATTTTCTTGCCCTTTAATTTCAATTTTAGAAGCACCTGCTCCAGCAGTTTTACGAGCAGCTTCATCACGCTCTTGCCTAAACCGTCTAGCGCCTTCATCAGTGCCAAACGCTGTAATTAACTCATTTAAACGTGTGCGATCAGCAATATCTAACGGCTTTTCGTCTTTAGGCGGTGCTGTATACAGCGGAACAATTGGGCCTCTTGCTGGAACCTCAACTAACTGATTACCAACAATCTTTACATCACGTTTAGGCGTTAACTTACTAATTCTATCAATAGTAATCTCTGCCTGCTCAGGTAATCCCGCTTGCTGAAAAGATTGAGCCAAGCGGCCAAGCCTCTCAAGATACTCTGTAGGCTTAGTAGGATCAGCATCAGCCATTACTTGATTATAGATAGTATTGACCTTTGCAACACGAGTCTGCTCTTCTGACTCTGGGGCTAGATACTGACCAAACAAACTACCTAATGCAGCGCCCATACGAGCCTGTGGTGTCTGTTGTGCAGACAAGAACTTATCTAGCCCTGCTTGCTGTTCTGCACGTCTTTGTACAGGATCGAATCCGTATAAACTTGTTAAAAGACCACGTTGTGCTGTTGTTGCCATTCTTTATCTCCTAAACAGGTTTGCCGCCGCCAAATGATCTAGACGCACCAGAAATTAACGATGACAAGAAATCAAGATTTGCTTGGTTAGCCGCTTGCGTACCTTGGAATCTAGTCTGTGCAGCCTGTGTTAGACCAGCGCCAAGCAGGTTAGCACCAGCAGAAGCCCCAGGTTGTGAAGCGCCGCCAACAGCCAACCCAAGTTGGAACGGTTGCTGACCAAGTTCTTCAATGGTCTGTGCAGTTCCAAGATAAGACTGAAGAGGCCCAAGAGCCTGTGTCTGTAATCCAAAACCAGTACCAAATAATCCAGTGCCAAAGCCTACCTGCTCTCTTGCTAACTGTTCGGCTGCTAATGCATCAGATGCTCTTTGCTCTTCTCTAGCACGACCAAGACCATATAATTCTGGCTGTCCCATCATACCGATATTCAGGCCTGCACGACCACGACCAAACACAGAAGATGCTAATCGTTGCTCTTCTTGTAGTCTAGAAGGCTGCCTTACCGCCTCTAATTGATTAAAGATTCGTTGCTGTGCTGCCTGTGGCGACTCATCAATGTATTGACTACCAAGATTAAATAGTCTCTGAGCAAATGGCCCAGCAGCCTCTGCTTGCTCTAAACCTGTTCCTTGGGCAAACCCAAATAACCTGTCTTGGATTGCCCTAAGTTCTGGAGAGACATCATATCCAGCAGAAGTTACACGAGGAACACCACCAATATCTTCTAACCCAAACTGCGAGGTTCCAAATCTGCTAGTTATTCCTACAGGTCTAAATGCAGCAACCTGAGCACCTAAACGAGCAGCTTCAGTTTGTTGCTGCGCTGCTAATTCCCCAGCCTGTCTAGTCGCTTTAGCGCCTGTAAAAGGCTCAAGGATACTACCAACAAATTTACCCATGTTTAACTCCTGATATAAATCTTATATGTTTGACCATCATTGCCTACGGCCTCTTGTAGAAAAGAAAAACCTATTGTTTTACCAAACCTGCCAAGTTTGTCATTATCTACTAAGCCGTATAAAGGAACACTAAGTAGTGACTGCAACTGATTTAATTCTTTTATGTACTGCTTTTTTATCTTTGACGACCACTTATACACATCTGTGTGTAACCAGTGAACATTATTAAAATACTCAAGAAAGATTGTGTAATCTTTTCTATTTATTACTGGTACCTTCATTAACTTCACAGTTACGGCAATAGTTTCTTTAATTCTTCCACAGACGATGCTAAATTCATCTTTTGCTGCATCTGTGCATACTTATCACGAATGGCTTGACGCTCTGCCTCAGCAGCCGCTGCCTCTGACGGTATCGTTGCTTTAATGTCCAGGGGAGCAAACTCAGCAGAACGAGCAGCCCTGCGTTTATCGTTAGCAATGTTTTTTGCTTTTTGTAGATTAACAGTTATCATTCTGCCCACTCCCAAGCATCTCTAAATGTACGGTCTGATGGAATACTAGATACATCAACAATCTTATATGTCTTACCAGCAGGGACATCCTTGGCTGCAATCTGCTCAATAGTCAAGCCACAGTCAGCAGGAATAATTACGGCTACACCGCCGTTATCTGTTGGGTAAATTATTCTTTTATTCATAAAAACCTCTGTTAAGTTAATTAACGAAACACAATAAACGAAACATCACCAACATCTGTCATAGATCCGCTGTTTGGGTTTCCAGTTAAAATCCGTGCAGCACCGGTGGTTTTAGTATTTGGTAAGTAAGTACTGCTTCCGCTAGGATAGTAAGTAACTATCGAGCCGCCAGTAATGTTTGATGAGGACAAAGCCACCGAAAAACCACATACGGCATAACTTGTATCTGGCAATGCAGTTGAGAAGTTTACTGTGTAATCACCAGTTCCGTTATCAGTGATGCTTGACACATTACCGCTTCCTGTGATAGAAACAGTACTGATGCCGTTAAAGTTTACCCAGGCCCTAGCTGCATAGATAGGAGCAGAACCTGATTGAGCACCATCTAACTTAGCAGCAGAAATAGAAGCATTGACTAACTGTGAGGCATTAATAGTCTTGTTAGTCAGTGTCTGTGAGTCGCTGGTACCAACTACAGCACCGCTAGGAATTGCTTTCTGTGCTGCTGCTCCATCAATATTGCCACTAGCGTCTGATAACACAAAAGAAGAAGCAGCAATGCCTGACAGGGTATTACTATCAGCACTGATGGTCTTATTTGTTAAGGTAGCCGTTGCTGTTCTTTCAGTAACTATAGCAGTGCTAGATGCAACAGCAGTTGTTACGAATGCCGTAGTCGCAATCTGTGTAGTGTTGGTACCTGCTGAGGCTGTTGGCGCTAATGGCGTACCAGTAAGGGTAGGGCTATTGCTATCTGCCTTAGATGATATAGCAGAGGCAATAGCAGTAAATTCTGCATCAATCTCAGTGCCCTTAACAACCTTGGCTGGATCGCCAGTGGTAAGGCCGTCTTTAGTTGCAAAGTTAGTTGCTTTGGTATAATTGCTCATACTGTTTTTCCTTGTGCGACATAAACATCGATTTTCTGGATAGAAAGAGGATCACCGTTGATTGTTGCTTCTAAGGCAAGTTGTAGAACTGTGCCGCTACCTGTAGCATTAATCTGAAACTGGTCTAAGATGATACCGCTAGAGTATTCAGCTATGTTGTATTCCCCGACATTATACTCGTAAATTGAGCCGCTGTCAAGTGTTTTTGTAGTACTTTGATAACTTTCTTTGTAGTCAAAGCCCCATTTGACGGCTACAGCGTCCCCAGCACCGCCAATAACCACAAATCCTATCTTTTTAAGGATTTTTAGGGCTGTAGGGCTGCCAAAGTCAAAGTAGTTTGTATAGTACTGTAGACGGTAAGTAGCGGTGTCATCTAGGTGTCCATAGTACTTCCCAATGTACCCAGGCCTGCCCACCAAGAGTTCCTTAGCACTATTGACACAGAAGGCTTTTGGTTCCATAGAGTCCCAGAGTGTCACCCTTGCTGCACCGTCCTGAAGGGCACCTCTGGTGTCAAAGCAATAGACTACCTTGGTGGTAGGCAAAGACAGCAGATAAAAGGCATCTCTTTCATAGTAGATAGCCTTGATGTTATTGGCTGTCTCTGATGCCACGGCAGTCATTAACTCATCACGGACATTCTTGGACAGATCCCGCATAGGCAGGGACTTCTCCTGAATAACCCTTTGCAGACTACGGACACCGCCGTCAGACAAGAAGATAATATCCGTACCTGTGTTCTGCACAGAATCCCTAGCGACACAGCCTACATTGGGGATAAAGTCCTCCAAAGCCAGTGTAGTGACATCTATGGGGTTTCTGTAGATAGCAATGTTGTTCCTACCAAAGATGATTAGGAAGCCGTTATGGGCCGCTAGAGCGATAATCTGGTCATTGTTAGGGAACACAGAATTGATAGACAGAGAGCCTGAGTCACCGCCTTGGAAGTCAGA